CACGTGGCGCGGGCGCTCATGGTCCGGCCCTACAACTACGCCTGCCACATCATGCCCTGGGACGCGCAGCCCTACGCGGACCGGAGCCGCGTGGAGTGGGCCGAGCGCCTGGGGCTGCGGCCGGTGACGGTGGCCGGGAAGGCCCCGGTGGACGACGGCATCTCGGCCGTCAAGGCCCTGCTCCCCCGCTGTGTGTTCGACGCCGCCCGGTGCGCGCCCGGGTTGAAGGCCCTGCGGGCCTACCACCGCGAGTGGGACGAGAAGGCGAGCTGCTTCAAGGACAACCCCAAGCACGACTGGGCGAGCCACTTCGCCGACGCCTTCCGTACCGGCGCGATGGCCACCCGAGGCGCGCAGTCGCTGCTGGCGCAGGAGATCCGGGTCGAGACGCAGTTCGATTTGGGCGGAGTGACGATGGGCATGGTTGGTTCGTAGAGGCGGCACCCCATGCGCTGTGGAGATATTAAGTTCTCGGTCGAGCGTCACGGGTCGCGGTTCCGTCTCCGGGTGGAGGCGTTCCGCGTCCCGGTCGCTCTGGAGACCTGGATATCCGCCGACGACTTGAAATCGGCTGGAGTGTGGTTGGCAGAGGAGGCCCGGCGGCGTGATGAGCCGGGTGGGACGAACGAACAACAGAAAGGAGCTTGATATATGGCGGCGTTTGCGACGTTCGCACAAGCGGAGGCCCGCGTGCGGGACAAGGTGGCCGACGGCACCTGGGTGAATGGTCACGCGGCCCGCGCGACCACCGGCGGCGGATTCGTGGTCAGAGTCCAGCGGAAGATGAGCCCGAGCGCTCCGGATAACGGGGCGTGGATCGAGTTGTCCGACGATACGGAGGTGTGAACCCATGCCAGACACTCCGGAGAGCCTGAGGGCCGGCCTGGAGGCCGCTCTGAAGAGCGGGAACCAGACCCAGATGGAAGCGGTAGACGCCCGCTACAAGCAGTTGTACGGCGACAAGCCAGTGGACTTGAGCGCGGGGGTGACGGTGGGACCGCCGCCCTCGGCCGAGGAGGCGGACGACTCCTATACGCAGCAGTCCATCGCAGAATCCGACCGCGTGTTGCGGGCCGAGCTGGGGGACCAGTTCGAGAGCACCATCCAGCAGGCGCGGGAGACCGCCTTGGAGTTGGTGGGCGAGACGTTCAAGGACGGGGCGAAGGCCGACCAGGTGCTGGACAGCATCATGGCGGGGATTCTGGCGGCGGGCGGCGACGCGCTGGAGATTAACCGGCTCATGATTGCCATCTCGCGCCGGGTGAGAGCGAGCAAGTGATGGCGACTGCGGGCGTGGTGGCGGATGGGGTCTGGCAACGGAAGTACAAGGACGCCGCCGAGAGTAAGCGAGCCTGGTGTATGCGCCACCGAGACAAGGTCCGGGCGAATAATCGAGCGTGGAGGAAGCGGAACTCGGCCTGGTGTCGGACGAACACCCGTACCAGCCAGGTCCGGCGTCGTGGACAGATACAGATGTTCATTCGCTGGCTCAAGGAAGAGCCCTGCCTCGACTGCAGGGAGCGCCGCCCGCTCCGTCAAATGCACTTCCATCATCGGGCCGGGACCGTGAAGTTGTTTTGTTTGGGCGGCAATGGTGTCGGGTCCCGCACGTGGACCGCTTTGTTCCGCGAGCTCCGCAAGTGTGACCTGTTGTGCCGAGATTGTCATCAACGCAGACACAAGGAGGCGGCGTAATGTCAACCTTCCAAGACGACGTGAAGGTTCTGAGGGATAAGCAGGTCTCGGAGGACCCGGTGTTAATCGCAAGGAAGGGTCTCGAGCCCACGCGCCAGGAGGCCGAGTCGGCCCTATTCGACTTCGAGGCCCTGTGCGAGCGCCTGCGGCCGACCTTCGAGGAGGGTCTGGCGAAGTTCGAGCAGGCGGCCCGGATCGGCATCGCGCACCGGGACGTCTGGAACCTCTGCCAGCAGGCCGTCCGGGTCATGCAGGGCGGGGTGAACAGCCTGCGCAGCATCATCAACCGCATCGACGGCCTCACCGCCTACGAGGTAGGCCAAGGCCACCACCTCGCCATCCCGGGCGAGCTTCGGCTCTACCGCGCCAACTATGATCATCTGGAGGGGTTGGCGGCCAAGCTGCCGTTCCACCTGCAGGAGCTGGAGCGCCGGGTGGCCAAGGAGGCGGCGACCGCGAGGCCGCCCGAAGAGCCCAAGGCGACCACCCACGGCGAGGTGGACCTGATGGACGCCGTGCGGCCCCCGGCGCCTGATCCCATGCCCCGGCCACCCAAGCTCTACTAGAGGGTGGCCAACCACCGTCCGGACCCGGCCTCTGGGCCCGGGCTGTCCCCTCCGCGCCGCCTCTCTGTGGCGCCGAAGGGCCTCTGAATGCCGCCGCGTCGCGCTACCGACACCTTATGGAGCCTAGACGCGGCGTGTTTTCGTGGGCGCGGCTGGTCATTTTGATAGAGGAGGTCGTCACGTGATCGCAGCGGTGTACGCGCGCAAGAGCACTGAACAGAACGGGGTCAGCGACGAGGCAAAGTCCGTCACGCGCCAGATCGAGCACGCCTGCGCCTTCGCGGAGGCGAAGGGCTGGGTGGTGGACGAGGCCCACGTCTACCAAGACGACGGGATCAGCGGGGCCGAGTTCGAGAACCGGCCCGGTCTCCAAGCGATGCTGGCCGCGCTCAAGCCAAAGCCCCCGTTTCAGGTTCTGGTTATGTCTGAGGACTCGCGCCTGGGCCGCGAGCAGTCGGAGACCGCCTACCTCATCAAGCGCCTGCTCACCGCCGGGGTTCAGATCTTCACCTATCTGGATGGCCAGGAGGTCACCGTCCGCAACTCCACCGACAAGATCCTCCGCAGCGTGCGCGGCTACGCTTCCGAAGTCGAACGCGAGCAGTCGGGCAGCCGCGTCCACGACTCCTTCAAGCGGAAGTTTCTTGCGGGTCATGTGGTTGGCGGCCGCCTGTTCGGCTACCGTAACGTGGACGTGGAGGGCCAGCCCGACAAGGACGGCCGCCGCCGGCGCCTCCACGTCGTGCGCCAGATCAACGAGCAAGAGGCCGCGGTCGTCCGCCGCATCTTCGAGCTGTGCGCGTCCGGCAAAGGCTTCAAGCGGATCGCGATCACCCTCAACCACGAGGGTGCCCCTGCCCCGCCCCCAAGCACGGGCGGCCGTCGCGGGGTCCCACTGACACGGGCGTGGGCGGCTTCCACGGTGCGCGAGATCATCCACCGTGAGATCTACCGAGGCGTCCTCATCTGGAACCGTGTCAAGAAGCGCGACCAGTGGGGCCTCAAGGCCTACCGCCCGCGCGCGCAAACCGAGTGGCTACGGCTCGAGCAACCCGAGCTTCGCATCGTGGACGAGGCCCTGTGGCACGCAGCCCACGAACGGCTCTCCGCGACCCGGGCCACCTACCTGCGCAACACGAAGGGCCAGGTGTGGGGCCGGCCGGCGAGCGGGATCGAGTCGCGCTACCTCCTGACCGGACTCCTTCAATGCGGGCTCTGCGGCGGCTCCCTCGTGGTGGCGAGCCGGGACATGAAGAAGCGCAGGCGGCACGTGTACGCATGCAGCAACAACCGGTTCCGGGGAAGTACCGTCTGCGCCAACAACCTGTGGGCGCCCCTCGAAACAGCCGACCGGGAGATCCTCGGAGCCATCGGGCGCGACCTACTGCGCTCCGAGGTCGTCTCGGCGGCCCTCACCCAGGCTCTCGAGACGCTCCGGCCGTCCACCGAGGCGAACAGCCGGCGGCGCGCGACCCTGGAAGCAGAGCTTGGGCGCCTCGACCAAGAGATCGCACGGCTGACCGAGGCTATCGCCGCGGGCGGGGATCTCGCCCCTCTCGTGCTGGCGATGCGGGGTCGCGAGCAGCGGCGGGCCGAGGTGGCTGGGGAGCTGTCACTGTTGGCCCGCGTCCGCCAGATGAGCGGGGCGGAGCTCGGGCGACTTCAAGATGACCTGCAGGCGCACCTGGCCGACTGGCAGAGTCTCCTGCGAGCCGCGCCCGTGCAGGGGCGTCAGATCCTCCGAAAACTACTCGTGGGTCGCCTCACCTTCACGCCGCGCACGAGCGGGGGCGAGAGGTACTACGAGTACGCGGGGGAGGCGACGCTCGGGCGTCTCCTGGCGGGTGCGTTCGGGAGTGCTAGAGCGATGGTGACCCCGGCGAGTCACGCGAGTCCTAGCATCCCGCTGCGGGGACTTCTGAAGGTGGCTTAGGAAGTCCCGCGCGGTTCGCATCCGCTATTTGCCAGCGATTGAAGGCCGAGCGCTGGTTTTTGGGCAGTCTAGCGAGCACCTCCCGCATGGTGCGCTGCTCGCTCCGCAGTTTTGCAGCGACGTCTTCGCCGGCGCGCTTTCGCGCGAGCAGCGCATGGACTTTTCGATATTGGATCTTGGCCAAGTCAAGGTTCGTCATCGCTGTGGTCACGTGGTCAGCCTCCCAGAGCGCCACTGGCTCGGACCTTCCAGCGGCGAGTCGCTACGACGGGGCATTCCTGGGTCTCAGCCGTGTTTCATCGAGGCTCTGGAGCAAGGTGTACAGAAATGAAAGACTACGATGGAATAACGAGCTAATTTGCTCAGGCTGGAGATCACCCTCCTTAGCCCCGCCTAGCTGGTTGATCAGGATGTCTCCGGCCGCTGCCAACCGATCGAAGTGGTCGAGAGCTAAACCCTGTATGCCGAACTGGGTGCCCACAGAGTTTAGCTTGTCCCTCAGGTTCGGCGCAGGTTGCTGCCTTGGTCTCCGGCGTAGGAGCTCGGCGACCGTTGCGTGTACGCTGCTGCGGATCGGCATGAGGGCTGCTCCTGGGCTCGTGCCAAAGCCCGCGGCTGCATCATTGAGGAGGTCTAGTGGTGACTTCTGGCCACCACGCCGCTGATCCAGCTTCAGCCGAAGCATCTCTGCCCGCACCTGTTCGAGGAAATTAGCCCTGGCAAGTATTTGATCGATACGATCTTTCGCCGCAGCCACTTTCCCTGCGACCGGCGCTGGATAGTTCGAAACGGTTGTGATGATCGACACAATCGAACTGGAGGTGGTCGTCACGCCGGATGATGCGACTGAAAGAAGGTTTACAGATGGGACAGAAACCTTAAGCAAGTCGTCTGCTGCCCTGAGCCAATCCTGCCAGGACTCTATCTGCCGGTCGAGATCCTTGCTGGGGATACCGTCCGGGGAGATCAGGGACATCAGTTCGGCCTCAGCCGGAGCCATCTCCTTGATTAGATCAGCTGGGGACGAGATTTGACGACCGAGCCTGAGGAGTTCGGTGACTTTGGCCTGCACCTGAAGAAGGAGACTAGCGAGGTACCTGAGCTTGCGAGCCTGCTCGCCGGCGTCATCCTGTCGCGGCATCTCTACCTCCATACTCTCCCCATTCTGACTTGCACGTCCCGGATCTCCTCATCATTGGCCCCCATGAACCGCAGGATGGTCTCCCACTCGAACTTGGTGATGTCCATCGGGTCGGGGATCCCCTGCGCAGCCTTGTAGGCGGGGTCGTCCCACCAAGCGTCAAGGCCGAGCACATCCATCATTTCCCCTTCGGCCCGCGCGGATCAATGCTATCCGGGAGGCATACCTGCGACTGTGCCCCAAGCCGTTCTTGCTCCGTCTCGCACTCTTTACGGGAGTCGTACGCTCTGATCGGCGACCATTGATCTGCCACCGGCCGTCCAGCTGAATCGAGGACAGGGCGCCACAAAATCCACACGTGGCGCACACTAGGGCGCTCTCCTCTCTCGACCGCCTCAGCGTCTCGTTTCTCGGCATCACTGACGCACAGGGTTCCGGCGGGGACTAGGCCGCAATTCTCAACCTCTACGTATCCTTGCTCCAAGTACGCGGCACCGCAGTTGTAGCGGCGAATCTGCACGCCCGGATAGAAACCTCCACCACACTCCTTAACGTCACCCGTGGTCGGGTGTTTGTACCACGCGCTCCCGAGGCTGAAAATATTGCGGGTGCCACCCGCGCTGGCGCACCCGGCAGTGAAAAGCACGGCCAGAACGGCCATACAGTGCCTCCCCATCACTTCTCCTGCGGCCCCCAGAACCCACCGAGTACCCAGGCCAACGTGTAGAACGTGATCCAGAGGGCCGTCACGAGCCCAACGGTCCAGCCCGCGTACTCGATGGTGGCTTGTCTGGTCAGCGCGGCCAGTTCAGCGTGCCTGGCTTGGATATCAGGTTTGCACCAGTCAAGGACACTGCCCGGAACCCTACAGCCGGATTCGGTTGACCACTCGTGGAACATCCGGAATTGGCGGAATTGGTCCCCGCTGATCCAAGCACCAGGCACCAGAATGAGGACCGAGAGGACAACGAGCAGGCGCATAATCCCGCGCCGAATTGTCACGAGCTGCCCTTCGGTCCACGCGGGTCTACGGTGTCGGGGAAGCACACGTGGAACCCACGCCCCGCTTGCACGAGGCTCGCTGCTACCTGCTCACATTCGTTTCGCGTCTCGTAGACCGGTCCCTTGACTCCGGCTGTGCTCAGGGCCCATTCGTTGGTCCCGAGGCGTTGAGTGATGGGATCGGGGATCTCTCTCCACAACACCCACGCGCACTCGGCGGAGGCCGCTGTGGCGAGGGCGAGCAGGCAGAGCAAGGCGAGCAGGACGCGCATGGCGGCACCTCCCGGGCGCGAGTCTACCAGCCGGGGCAGTCGAGCGGGGAGCGCGAGGTGTGCTTACAGGATCTTCCGGGCGAACTTAACAGTAACAGAAGCGGCGTAGATGCCGGGCCAGACCGCCAAGGTCGGGGCGCCCCTCCTTATGGCACCGGCAGCATACCTGTAGCTTGTGTAGTAGAGGCGCGCATAGCTCAGGCTCCGCCCAATCCTCCACATCGAAATGGCCACACGCCCGCACGTGTATTTCAAGCATTACCTCCCCCTTCCCCTGGATTATACCTTGCGGTCGTGATACAAGGTAATCGCCGACCGACGACTAGCCGTTCCGGCTAGAGGCAGCAACCAGGCGGCGAATCCGGGTACTCCCCCGGGCTCGCCGCCCTTCTCTTTGTCCGGCGGCGGGAGAAAGCCGACGGAGGAAGAGATGGCCAAGGCAGCAGGAAAGAGTGAAGCAGTGGAGCAGAGTCCGCAGGAGAGCGGGCCGAGCGGATCGGAGCAAGTGCTGCAGGAACTCTTGCGACTAGCCCAGGAGACTGAGGCCAGGCTCGCGAGGCTTGAAGCGACCAGAGGCAGGCCGATGAAGGGGTTCAAGGGTACCCAGCTGGCCGACCTCGCGTTCGAGGCCAACGTGCGGTTCATGGAGATCCTTCGTCTTGGAAGCATCCCGGGTGCTCCAGAACGTAGGCAAGGAGCACCTTCGGGCGTTCCTCGACGTCTGGCCGAAGTACGTGGAGGCCGTGCAGAAGGCCGACATCGCCGGGAAGTGGATCCCGGCCCGGGAGAAGCAGGGTGGTCTCGTCGGCAACCCGGCGGAGCCGGCCGAGGTTTCGCCCTGACTCGCAGCGTGACCCGTAAACAAGCGCCGGTATTGGCGAATATCTTGACACGAAGGCGTCCCGCGTGTTCTAATCGGGGCACTAGGCAGCACTAGTCGTAGCGGGACGGGCCAGCTCCCCTTGAGTGTCGGGGGCGCGGCACCCAGAATCCGCCTGGCGGTAGACGGCGGGAGATCATAGGAAGCCCTCTGGGGGGCGTCGTTCGGAGAGCCCACAAGCTCTCTGCACGGCGCCCCCCATTTTTTTCGGCCGTGAACGACGAGGAAGAGAAGGGAGCAAACGTTGAGCGCCCCGACGGACAGCATCCGACAGGTGGTCTCGGTCCGAGAGATCTCCGAGATGCTCGGCATGTCGGACTTCGCCGTGCGCCGGGCGATCTTCCAGGGTCGCCTGCCCGCGAGGAAGTGGGGGGCCAAGGTGGTGGTGTTCAAGAACGACCTCGACCGCTACCTCAGCTCCCTGCCCCGCGCGAAAGGGAAGGTAGGGAAATGAGGACCAAGACGGCCCCCCAGTTCTTCGATGACATGGAGGCCCAGGTGGACCGCCGGATCCGCGACCTGTTGGGGCTGCCCGCCTGCGGGTGCCGCAGCCTCGGGTGTCCGGAAATCGGGCTCAACATGATCGCCCATCCGAATGAGCAAGCGGTGCGCGACCTCATCGCTCGCGAGGTCAGGCGGCAGCGGCGGCTGTCCAGGGCGGGGCGATGAGTCGCCTGCACTTCGCTCACGGGGAATACCCCGCCTGTGGCGACGGAAGAGTGGCGCTCACGGCCAAGACGCCACAGGAAGTGAACTGTATACCTTGCCTCCGGAAGCTGCGGCAGAGCCCGTGGTCGTACCGTATCGCCGTTGACGGCGGAGCCTCCTTCCCCTGTCCTGCCTGCCCGGGGTCCTTCTGGCGCACCGGTGCCTATCTCACCAGTGGTCGCTGCGTCATCATCCCCTGCCCTAGCTGCGGGCGCCCCGAGGCGTACGACGAGGCCGCGCACGAGGTGTGGTTGCAGCGATGCCAAGAAAAGTATGAACACACCAGGCGGAGTTAGGCGATGAGCCACCCGGCCAATAAACCCGCAGCTAATTCCCTTGAGTGGGTCGTCGGGGCGGGCTGCGACGGGATGATCCCCGGTTGCTGCCCGGTCTGTGATCGGCCGATGGACGACTCGGGCTGCCGCTTCATCGGTGAGGAGCCCGGCCTCATCGAAGGCTACCCGAAGGTCGTCTTCCTATGCCTGGTGAAGACGAGCATTGCGCCATGAGCGCCGTGGTGAAGGGGAGCAAGATGCTCGCCGCCGCCCAAGCGTACGCGGTGGCCGGCTACAGCGTGCTGCCGGTGTGGTGGATGGAGAACGCTCAATGCGCGTGTGGCAACCGGACGGGGTGCAAGAAAGGCAAGCACCCGATCACCAGGAACGGGCTCAAGGACGCCACCACCGACCGGCGCCAGATCTTCGCGTGGTGGACACAGCACCCAAAGGCCAACATCGGCATCCGCATCCCCGAAGGGCAGATGGTGCTGGACGTAGACCCACGCCACGGCGGCGACAAGGCGCTGGCCGATCTGGAATTGAAGCACGGCCCCCTGCCCGCGACGCGCCTGGTCCTGACGGGCGGCAACGGCTATCACCACTTCTTCACCGTCCCGTCTGGCCTGAACTTCAGGCCCGCCATCGGCCCCGGGCTCGAGGTCAAGGTCAACTCGGGTTACGTGGTGGCCATCCCCTCGAACCACGAGAGCGGTGGGACCTACCGCGACGGGCACAGCACCCCGTTCCTCCAAACCCCGATCTCCCCCGCGCCCGACTGGCTGCTGACGCTGGTGCTGGCGCAGGGCGAGGCTGCGGGTGTGTCCGCCGCGTCCAGCGACGGGTCTGGCCTGGCCACGATGGCCAAGGTCTGCGGCTTCGTCTGCTGGGCTCGCGAGAACCCGGCCGAGGTCTCCGAGCCCCTCTGGCACGCCCTCGCCTCCAACTTCGCGCGCCTCCCCGGCGGCCGCCCGGCGTTCCACGAGATCTCGCGTGGGCACCCGAAGTACACGCCCCGGGAGACGGACGAAAAGGTTAGCCGTGCCCTGCGCGGCTCCCCGCCGATCACCTGCGCCCGCATCCGAGAGCTCGGGTTCACGGGTTGCCCGCCCGAAGGTCACGGGGTCCGGTCCCCGGCCGGGCTCGCCTACGGAGGCCGCATCCCGGTCTTAGAGAGCCTGGCCGACATCCAACCGGAAGAGGTGGAGTGGCTGTGGAAGGGGCGGGTGGCGTTCGGCATGCTAACGCTGGTGGCGGGCGACGGCGCAACGGGCAAGACCAGCGCCACCCTCGACATGGCGTGCCGCACCACGGGCGGCGGCGCCTGGCCGGACGGAGGCCGGGCCCCTAGCTGCGACGTCATCCTCATCTCAAGCGAGGACAGCCTGCGGATGAAGGTGCGCCCGTTCGTGGACGCGCACGGCGGCGACCCGCACCGCATTCAAATCCTCAAGAGCACTCAACTCTCACCCGACGGCACCGGTGAGCGCGACTTCGACCTAGAAAACGACATCAAGGCGTTGGAGCGCGCCATCGTGGAGACGGGCGCCCGCGTGGTCTTCATCTCGCCGCTGTCCGCCTACCTCGGGAAGAAGGATTCGTACAAGGACGCCGAGATCCGCGGCATCCTGCGCCCGCTGTCTGACCTGGCGGACCGGCACCGCGTGGCCCTGGTCGCCATCCTGCACGTGACCAAGGACTCGGATCGACAATTCATCCATCGCATCCTCGGCAGCGTCGCGTTCAGCAACCAGGCCCGCCTCGTGTTGGGCTGCGGGATCGACCCGCGGGCCCACGGCCAATCCAACTTCATCATGGCGTCGGTGAAGAACAGCGTCGGCGCTAAGCCCCCTACGCTCGCGTACCGCATCGAGACGAGGATCCAACGCTACGACGACGGCCGGGCCATCGAGGTGGGCGGACTGACCTGGGACAAGGACCCGGTGGAGGGAGACGTGAACCAACTACTTAACCCGAAGCGACCCATGCCCCGCCACGAGCGCGACGAGGCCACCGCGTTCCTGCTGGAGACCCTCAAGGATGGCCCGGTGGCGTTCAAGGATATCGAGCGCGCGGCCCAGCAGCGTGGCATCGCGGACCGGACCCTCAAGCGCGCCAAGGGCGAGCTGGGCATCGTGGCCGAGCAGCCAGTGGACACGAGCAAGCGCAAGCTGCCAAGCGTCTGGCGCTTGCCGGACTACGCATGAGCAAGGCCAAGGACAAGAGGGTCCGGGCCGTGCGCACCAAGGTCCTACGAGTGTCCAAGTGGGAGGCGTTCCTGCAGGCCCTCGCCAAGACCGGATCGGTGGGCCGCGCGGCGCGTTCGTTGAACATGGACCCGTCCGTCGCCTACCGCCGAGCCCGTGACGAAGAGGAGTTCGCCAAGCGGATGGAAGAGGCCAAGGCGCAGGGCAAGGAGGTGCACCTCGGGCGGCTGGAAGACGAGATCGACCGGCGCGGAGTAGACGGCTGGGAGGAACCCGTCTATCAGGGCGGCCAGAAGGTCGGCACGGTGAGGAGGTTCAGTGACAACCTGCTCATGTTCCGCACCAAGCGACTCGACCCCGAGTACCGCGACCGGCCACCAGACCAGGCGATCAACGCGGGCAACGTGCAGATCGTTGTCGGCTCCTTCTTCCCGGGCCAGGCACTCCCGGGCCCGGGACCCGCGCTGTCGATACATGCCCCGGCGCTGAGCGCCCCGGAGCGCGAGCCGTGATGCCAGGGGGGTCCAAGCCGGGATGCCACACAACCCGTGATGCCACATCCCCTGGCATCACGGCTCGGGGGGGTCGCGCGCGCGCGCGGGCTCGGCGAAAAGTGTGGCATCACGACTCTCTCGTCCGTCACGACGCGGGTCTCGCCGGCGTGCCACCACATGTGGCATCACGGCCCGGTGGCATCACGGCTCTGAGGGGGTCGCGCCGCCGGGATGCCACGCTCTCCGGGGAGCCCGCGCGCGCCACCGCTTCGGACCCAAAACCATGACGCAAAAAGTCCGCGCAGGGAATTTGCGGGTTGCGGGACTCTCGCCCCTCGATCGCGACCTTGCCCGTCTCCTCGCCGAGGCCCTGGTTGCGGTGGTCCGCGACCCGACGGTCGCGACCCCAGAGGGTGCCGTCTGTGACGAGGACCTCCTCCTGGTCGCGGCGGTGTGGGCGCGGTGCGAACGATGGCGGGGGCTCGGGCCGCCCTCCGTGGGCACGGGGAGGGCCGCGAGAGTACTCGGGAGCCGCGCGGGCGGGCGAGTCCGGGTCCGAGCCGGTCCGGCGCCCGTCGCCCCGTCTCGTGCCGCAGGAACACCACCCGGTACTCATCGGGCGTTGATCCCTGCGCCCGGAGATGCTTCTGGCCCGGCCTCCCTGGGCAGGAGACGCGGGCCAGTGCGGGGAGGACGCGATGCCTAGCGCGGCAGGCGGGCGAGGATCGCCGCGACAGCCAGGAGCGCAGCGAACCAGGAGGCCGACACCGCAATCATTCTCGGCCACATGGCTCAACGCTCCACGAAGCGCCCCGCGTACGGGGCCAGGAGTCTCGCGGCCCGCGCACACGCGCCCCGCCGCGTGGCGTACCACCGCAACGGCAGGTCCATCCACTGCACGCCAAAGCGCCGCGTACGCCGGTCGCGCAGCACGTAGCCGAGCGGCGCGCCGTCGTGGGACTCGAGGAGCAGCAGGAACTCGGTACGGGTGGTGTCGCCGGGCCTCATACGGCGGGCGCCTCCTTCGCCGCCTTGGCCTTGACTCGCTTGGTCTGCTTCGCAGCGGCGACCTTGCCCGTCCTGGGCAACTTCCGCGCCTCCGCGAGTGCCTGGGCCGTCGCCTTCTCGTCGGTGGCCGCGCGCAGCACGTTGCCCAGGTTCATGCGTTGCATCCCCGGGTTGAGGTGCGCCCACCGCTTGATGCGGTCCGCGAGACCCGCCCGCGCCGCGACCTGCGCGAGCTGTTCGACCGTCAGCCCGTTGAGCGCGCGGGCTACCTCGTCGCGGTTGCTGATGGAGTAGCCGCCGCTGGGCGTGCGCACGGACTTGTCCACCGTGTAGCGATCGCGGAACTTCTCATCGAACGTCTCGGTCCTCTTCGCTTGCTTCCTCTTCGGCTTCGCCATGTCGGCCTCCTCAGGCTGAGAGTTGTGTTGCTTACTCCCAAAAAATCAGCCGAGAAACGCGCCCACAAGATGGCGATTGTGCACCACGTCAGCGTTGCGGGGGCCCAGGCTCCGGGTGACGTGGCACGCGCCGTCAATGACGACGCCCGCTCAAGAAATGACGACGCACGCGCTGTCAATACCGGGGAAGGGATTTTCTCCCCTATAGGGCCATGTCTATGACCAGGTCCCTCGTCCGGTGTTCCGACGAAAAGGAACCAGTGATGACTTACGAGGAGTGGCGCGACCACATGTTGGCCCGAGCCGAGCGGCGCTGGTGGAGTTGGCAGCGGCGTCACGGCCGGCTGCGCGTGGTGGTCTTAATGGAGCCCGGCACCCCGGGGGAGTACGAGCTGCGCCTCTGGCCGCACGGACCTTATCGGAATGGAATCTTCCCGCGCCATCGTCGTGAGCAGCTCGCGGCGCGGGAGCAGGCGCGTTGGTATCGCGAGACGCCCGAGGGCCGCGCCTTGGCCGTGAGGTTGTGGGAGGCCGTCCCGCTGGCGCCCCCGGCCCCCCGGCCCATCTTCAGCGGGGACTGCCGCGCGGTTGAAGATGCCGATCCCGGCGCCCCCCACCTCGATATCCCGCCCGGCGAGGTGCTGCCGTGAGGCCGCGCGCCCCGCGTCTGCCGCCCCGCCAGCAAGTCGCGCTGCCTTACCGCTTCGTGGCGCGCTCCTATCAGCGCCCGGCCCTGGAGTACCTGAGCGCGCCCGCCTCGGGGTCATCTGGGAAGCGGGCGGTCCTCGTCCATCACCGTAAAGCCGGGAAGGATCTGTTGGCCTTCAACTACACCATCTGGGCCGCCGCGCAGCGCCCCGGGCTGTACCTGCACCTCGCCCCCGACTCCGTGCAGGCCCGCCGCATCATATGGGACGGCATCCACGCGGGCAGCCCCGTGCTCGACGGCGCGCCGTTCCTGAGTCATGTGCCGGCGGAGATGTTGATCGAGAAGAACGAAACGGAAATGTCGCTGCGCTTCCACGCGGCGGGCGGGCAACATTCGATCTGGCAACTGGTCGGAACCGATCGCTTCGAGCGCCTGCGCGGCCCGGCCCCGGTGGGCCTGGTGTTCTCGGAGTTCTCGTACATGAGCCCCGGGGCGTGGGAGGCGCTGGCGCCCGCCCTCGGCGCGACCGGAGGTTGGGCGATCTTCATCTTCACGCCGAACGGCCCCAACCACGCGAAGGACCTCTTCGAGTACGCGCGGAAGGATCCGGCCTGGTTCGTGGACGTGCGTACCGTGGAGGAGACGAGGCGCGACGCGCCCGGCGAGGACGGGGCGCCGGTGGTGGCGCAAGAGTACATCGACGCCGAGCGCCGGCGCGGGGTCCCCGAGGAGTGGCTGCTGCAGGAATATTGGTGCGACTTCTCCGGCATCCGCACCGGGAGCTACTACGGGGAGCTCCTGGCGCGCGCGGACGCCGAGAAGCGCGTCACCGAGGTTCCGTACGACCCGATGTTGCCGGTCGAGGTCTGGTACGACCTCGGTCGGGGTCAAAGCATCGCCTGCTGGATGGTCCAGACCACGACGGCCGGCCTGGTGCGCGTCATCGACTGCCTGGAGGGAAAGCCGGACGAGGACATCAGCCACGTGGCGCGGGCGCTCATGGTCCGGCCCTACAACTACGCCTGCCACATCATGCCCTGGGACGCGCAGCCCTACGCGGACCGGAGCCGCGTGGAGTGGGCCGAGCGCCTGGGGCTGCGGCCGGTGA